ATGGGCAGCATTGTATGTATTCGGCTTTGTAGCATGGGGCAAAAATAGGAAAGCAATACCATGACATATATCAAAAAACTACTAAAAGAACGCACCTCTTGGGATGGTGCAATGTTAATCGGAGTATGCGGAGCATTTATACTCTTTGGAGGATTAGCAAAAATATTAGCTTGGATCGGTCTAGGCTATGGAATTTGGACACTTTTAAAAACAGAGAAGTAAAATGGCAGTAGAAGTAAGTCGCAGAGATATTCTCTGCGACGAGTTAGTTGAATTAGAATCTGAGGCAAAGTTCTTGAAACTTCCAATAACTCCTTATTTGGATTTATTGAACGTCACACCTTTACCTTCGCAGATAGCAATTATCAATGCGATAAATAATCCAAAGTACCGTTTTGTTTCTGCCGCAGTCTCCAGACGGCAAGGCAAAACATATATAGCTAATATTATTGGACAGCTCGTGTCTTTAGTACCTAGCTCAAATATCTTAATAATGTCACCCAATTATGCTTTGTCTCAGATTTCTTTTGACTTACAACGTACCTTAATAAAACACTTTGATTTAGAAGTACGTAAAGATAACGCAAAAGATAAAGTTATCGAACTATCAAATGGATCTACAGTCAGAATGGGATCTATTAATCAAGTAGACTCCTGTGTTGGTAGATCATACGATTTAATTATTTTTGACGAAGCGGCACTCGCAGACGGTAAAGATGCTTTCAATGTAGCACTACGTCCTACACTTGATAAAGACAATTCAAAAGCAATTTTTATATCCACACCACGAGGGCGCAACAACTGGTTCGCTGAATTTTTCTATCGAGGATTTTCAGACGAGTTTCCAGAGTGGGCAAGTATAAAAGCCACATACACAGACAATCCTCGAATGTCCGAAACTGACATAGCAGAAGCTAGAAAGTCAATGTCAGAAGCTGAGTTTCGACAAGAATACGAAGCAGACTTTAATACTTATGAAGGTCAGATTTGGAAGTTTAACTTTGAAACACAAGTTAAAGACCTGTCACAATTTGAAGCAGGTAGCATGGACGTTTTCGCAGGTCTAGACGTTGGCTACAAAGACCCAACAGCAATGTGCGTAATCGCATATGATTGGGATGAGGATAAATATTACTTACTTGACGAGTACTTTGATGCAGAAAAGACGACGGAACAACATGCTGCCCAGATCCAGAGACTCATTGATCGCTGGGATATTGATTTCATTTATATTGATTCAGCTGCTCAACAAACACGGTTCGATTTCGCGCAAAATTACGATATTACAACCATTAACGCAAAGAAGTCTGTACTTGACGGAATTGGACATGTCTCAAGTTTGGTGGACAACAACAAACTTTACGTTGACCAACAAGCAAAAGAAACCCTTATTTGTTTAGAAGCATATCAGTGGGATCCTAACCCAAATCTGATGAAAGAAAGACCTAAACACGATAGAGCATCACACATGGCAGATGCTTTACGATATGCCTTGTACTCATTTGAAACTGCTTCTATTTCGTTTTGATGATACCTGAGAAAAATAGTTATTGACAAGTTAGTTTAAACTCGATATAATTCTTTAAATGAAAATGTAGGAACCGAAGCAAATGCCTAAGTTAAAACGAGATGTTGTAAAGTATGTACGAGACAAGGCAAAATCTAGGTATGAAAAGGCATCCGCTTGTAGGATTTGTGGTGGAACAGAACAGTTAGAATTTCACCATTACTACAGTTTAACACCGCTGTTAAATCAATGGTTGCTAAAGAACAAACACGACCCAAAGTACATACAAGCACTTCGGGATGATTTTATAGAAGAACACCATGCTGAGCTATATGAACATACAGTTACATTATGTCATACTCACCATTTACAACTTCATTCAATTTATGGTAAAGACCCAGGATTAGGAACAGCAAAGAAACAGGCACGATGGGTACAAATTCAAAGAGAAAAATATGGCTTGGTATGACAGATTAATAGGTAGAAAACCACAAGATTCAGAAGAAGAAAAGTTGAATCTTGGAGGCAGAAATAGCTATAGTGATATAGAACATTCAAGAGAGCCAGCTTATAGCTATGAATTAGCCTACGAAGATTTAGAAATTGTAAACCGTGGCGTTAATATGATTGTTGACGACGTGGCAGAGATACCTACTCTTGTATCAAGAGAGAATAGTTTTAGGGGTATCATACCAGGAATAAAGAGAGCAAAAGTGGAGACACTCTTAAATAAGTCTCCAAACCCATATCAAGATATAAACAGTTTTAGACGTAACTTAATTACTGATTACTTGATAGACGGAAACATATTTATTTATTTTGATGGTGCACATATGTACCATTTGTCGGCAACTGATGTACACATTCATGCAAGCCGAGAAACTTATATCGATAAGTTTACACTTCATGACACTACATTCAGCCCTGACGAGATTATTCATGTAAAAGAAAACTCGTTTCATTCAATTTATCGAGGAGTTCCAAGGCTAAAACCTGCACTCCGTACGATGGTTCTAATGAAGTCGATGAGAAAGTTTCAGGATAATTTCTTCAAAAATGGAGCAGTGCCAGGATTGGTACTGAAGTCACCAAATACTCTTTCTGAGAAAATTAAAGAACGTATGTTAGTATCATGGCAACAGAGATACCAGCCAACTGGTGGTGGCAGACGACCTTTAATTTTAGACGGTGGAATGGAAGTAGATTCGATTACAAATGTAAATTTTAAAGAATTAGACTTTCAAACTTCGATAGAAGAGAATGAAAAGATTATTTTGAAGGCGTTGGGAATCCCACCAATTATGATGGATTCTGGTAACAACGCTAACATTCGCCCAAATATGCGCATGTATTATCTTGAGACTATACTACCTATTGTTCGAAAAATTAATCATGCGATGGAAAGATATTTCGGTTTTGAATTACGTGAAGATATTAGCAACATACCAGCTTTACAACCAGAGCTAAGAGATTCTTCAAGTTACTACACAGCACTTGTAAATGGAGGAATCATCACAGCAGCAGAAGCACGTAAGGCATTAGGTTTTGACTTTTTAGATGGAACAGAAGAAATTAGAGTACCTGCGAATATAGCAGGATCAGCCGCCAACCCAGACGAAGGTGGAAGACCAGTAGAAACAGAGGAAGAATAATGGGAAGTATTAGAAGAAGAGATGTAGCACTCAAAGCAATTGCAATGCATATGCTTGAGCATGGAAAAGTTTTAACAAAGCGTGAGTATGAACTCATGAAAGGAAAAGCAGAAGTTCGAGTAGGAACGCTTATGAATATGTTTGGAAGCTGGAGTCGAATGTTGACTATTATGGAGAGCAGTCTTCCAGAAGTGTGGGCAGAGATTAAAGAGAAAGAAAATCCTAAACCTAAACCTGTTCCACCAAAAGTACCAAAGCCAGCAGTAAAAGCTTCGGTCAAGCCTGCTACGGCAGTAAAAAAGGATAAAGATGATGAATAAAATCTTTAATCTAACGTCTACTTTCAAAGCCCACGAAGGCGATGATGGATCTGTTATGATCCGAGGAATGGCCAGCACAGCTGACTTCGATCGCGCGGGTGACTCTATTTCAGCCGAGGCATGGCAAAAAGGTGGACTTAAAAACTTTGAAAAAAATCCAATTATCTTATTTAATCATGATTATGATAAGCCAATTGGTAGAGCCACAGGAATTAAAGCTGGCTCTGATGGTCTCGAGTTAGAAGCCAAGATTAGTAAGGCTGCGCCTGCTAGTGTTGCTCAACTTGTTAAAGACGGTGTTCTTGGAGCCTTTTCTGTCGGTTTCCGAGTCAAGGACGCTGATTATGTAAAGGAAACTGACGGACTAATGATTAAGGATGCTGAGTTGTTTGAAGTTTCGGTTGTATCCGTACCTTGTAACCAAGCAGCTACTTTTTCGCTCGCGAAGTCTTTTGACTCTACTGAAGAGTACGAAGCCTTCAAAAAAACTTTCACTAATCGTGTAGATCTAGCAGGTCAGTCTCTGGCTAAGGAAGAAGATATACCTTCGGCAATAGCTAGTGACACACCTAAGAGTGCGGAGCAATCCGCAAATCAGGAGATCAAGATGGAAAATCAAAACATCGACTTGGAAGCTTTTGCAAAACAAGTAGCTGATGAAACAGCCGCTAAAATTGCTATGAAGCAAGCCGAGCAAAAAGCAGCTGAAGAAGCAGAGGCCAAAAAAGCCGCTGATGCCGAAGCTGAAAAAGCTCAAGCCCTAGAAGCGGAAGAGATTCGCGTAAAGACTGGAATACAGACTGGCGTAGAGGCTCTTATGGGTGACGTTCAACAGCAGTTGAATGAAAAAGACGCAAAAATGGAAGAAGTACTTGCTAAGTACAAAACCGAACTCGAAGAGAAGAGTGCAGAGATTGCAGCAATGCAACAAAGCAAGAAAGTATTTACTGACCGTTCAGAGAAGAACTCAAAAAGTGAAATCTCTAAGTGGGGTAAAGAATTCTTAAATGCACACATGTTAGGTGTAATGACTCGTAAGGGTTGGAACACTCAGTATGCACAAGACCTTCAAGAGAAAGCAGGTATTGACTACACAACTAACGCAGGAGACATTGATCAGGAAGTATCTGGATTGATTGAGAAAGAAATCCAAAATGAGTTACGAGTAGCTCGTTTATTTAGAGAGATTCCTGTAAATGGAGCTGCAACTGTACTACCAATCGGGGTAGACGTAGAGCCTGCAGTATTTGGTACTAATGCAACTTCTGGAAACTTAGAGAACAGAGGCGCAGGCGATGATACATACAAGCCTAAGCAAGTAATTCTAAGTGCTCACAGATTAGTATCAAGCACCTTCATGGACAATGAAGTAGATGAGCAAGTATTAATTAACTTAATGCCACTACTTGTAGAAGGTGTAGCAAGAGCACACGGAAGAGCAGTAGAGAACGCCATTATCAATGGTAACTCAGGATCACCAAGTGGTCTTGTAAACTTTGCAGCTGAGCACGTGGGCGGCAGAAGAGACATCTCTGACGGTGACTTAGTAACTGCAACAAACCTCCTTAACATGCGTAAGGAAATGGGTAAGTATGGTCTAAATCCAGCAGACGTAGCTTATATTGTTAGCCAGGCTAGCTACTATGATCTACTCTCAGATTCTGCCTTCCAGACATTGGATGAAGTAGGAAATGATTTAGCGGTACGAGTAACTGGTACAATCGGAGCGGTCTTCGGATCACCAGTAATTGTATCAGAAGAGTTCCCTGCAGATAACACTGCTGGAAACATCTGTGCCCTTGCAGTATACACACGTAACTATGTAATCCCAAGATTGCGTGGAGTACAAGTAGAGCAAGATTATGAAGTGATGAATCAGCGACGAGTAATTGTTGCAACTCAATCACTTGGATTCGAAGAGATTGTAGCTGGTGACGGA